GCATAAGAATAACCAGAACCTTTATTATCAATTATGATAGAATCAATCTGAGAACTTGTTACATTTCTGACAGCATAGGCATTAGCAAAGTTACCATCACCAGTAATTAATACTGAGATATTGTTTGATACGTATCCATTACCTTTATTCTGAACTAAAATACTATGAATAGCACCTGGAATAGCGTCTGCTTGAACTTGCCATTGAAGTGAGTTATCGTCTTCCAACAGAGTTTTAACAGGAATAAAACTCTGGGTCATAAACCTCAATTTTTCTTCGTCGGTTAAGGTATACATGTATTTCCAGATATATTGATCTGCGGTCTGAAACTGGTTTGTGCTTGTGGAGGTTGGCTTTGATGTAGAAGGTTGACCGTAATTATTAGAAATGCACTTATAGATATTATAAGCATCAGTCATAACATAGAACTGGCTATTGGTGCTTTTGAGAGTTCGTGAATCTATTCCGTTATCATAAGCGATATAAGTATTACCAGAGGTCCAGTCAAATCGTGGTATAACGTGACGAATATCGTTTCCACCAATTCTTTTGCCGCCGATCATATATTTCCAAGTTTCATATAGAGAATTGACTGAAGTATTGGCTTGAGGTGGATTGCTATCATTATCCCATGGAATATTATACCCGAATGTCAAATAAACATTTGAGGTACCAGATACGGAACTTTTGAATTGTTTTGCCGTATAGATTTCAATGTCTTTAGAATATGTTGATGCCATTATCTCTCTCTTAGTTATCTTCTATTTATATGCCAAATTTTATGGATTCGTTGTTACTGTAATATGAGTATTGATAACATTAACAGTATTCATACTGGTCTGGTTGTTATCTTCAAATAGATATTGACCAAATAGTTTTAGTCCTGCTGGATGAATTAGATCCATAAGGGCCTTTCTATAATTATCTAAGGACTCTTCAATTTTGACCACATAAGAGTATTTCTGGTAATAGTCACGATTTTCCAGGAAGTTATATGAACTTAGCTGACCGTCTTGATTTAGATATCTGCCAGGGTATGTATAGATGCCTGTGACGATATTGGCATATGCCTGAGCGGTTCCGTCGCCTTGCGTTGATAGGTCTAGAATTGGCGGACTTGTATAACCAAATCCACCTGAAATGATCTTAAGAGTTGCAATAGATCCAATAACGTTTGATTTGGTTTCAATTATAGAGTCTTCACCAATAACTGCGGTTACCATGATATTGGCACCGTTACCGGTAGACGTTACGACATTTGCGGTTGGTAGATAATCAGAACTGTATCCAGAACCACCTGGTAGATGGCCTGGTATAGCAAACCAGTTTACTTGAGTGATTACACCATTAGCATCAACAACCGATACCTGAGCATTAGCACCTATACCATAAGATCCATATTGGTTTATGATTTCAATTTGATCACCGACCTGATATCCCATACCACCATCAACAATTTCCATGCGACCTAGAATACCTAGAGAACGAACAAAGGAATTAGAAGATACTGACACAAACGGTAGTGATACATAATCTTGGCCAGGATTGGTAATAAGACAACCAGAAGGTTCTACGATTGGTCCGCAAGGTCCATAAGACCAATAGGATACAGAATTAGCTATTGTTGAATTGACATTTGGTTTTTTAAATATAATAAATGATACGTTAGCAAGACCACCTGGAAGGCCAGGTAATATTGATAATTCCCAATAATTCTTATTACTCGCAGTGATAGTCTGATAAGTATTTTGAACAAAAATAACATCACCAGTTTCAAAGTAAACATTTGAATTTGCAAGGTTTTGATTCAATGTAATATCAGTAATTGTTCCACCTGCAATGGTGCTAATATCCAAATTAGAAGTATTGCTATATTGGGTTACAAGATTGGAATATGCCTGTGTTTGAACATAATCGCCGATTGCATTTTGAATAAGAGTATTTGCAACTAACTCAATGGTTGAACTTACAATACTATAATATGCTGGATGATATGTCTCATCATCAATAACAGCAGAAACATTGGCAGCCGCATCTGTACCTTCACCACCAGTAAATATTAGAGGATCATTTACTTTATATCCGGCGCCACCAAATACAACATCAAGACTTTTAATTTTACCTTCAAGTCTACCTTGAGCAACTTTACCTATGATGATCTGTGCACCAAATCCGTTAGCATAACTTAATTCAAAATTATTATTTGAAATAACAGGTACCGAGGCACCTTCAAGATAACCAGAACCTGGTGATGTCACAGTGGTACTAACAACAATACCGGAATAGACATTGGCGGTCAGACTCTTAAAGACACCTTCATCTTCAATAGTAGTTGTTAAGGTTTCACCGTCAAAGAAATCTTTTGTAACCTGTGAAAGTCTTAGTTCAGTAACAAGAACACCACCATCATAATAAGGATTAATACTTTCTACAACGGCTGTAGAGTTTGATGTTCCGCCTCTAATTTGGGTATTGGCAAAACGTGCAAAGGCAATACTATTAGCAACGTTATTAACGGCAATATCTCTAATATTTAAAGTTTTTTCAACAAACCATTTACCGTCAGATGCTTTAAGTATATTTTGTTGAGGATAATAGATATCGGCGCTTTTATTAAAAAGAATACGAGCAAGAAATCTAATAGATTTTTCTGAACCGGCTGAGCGGTAAAAGTCTTTAGAGCGTTTTAAAATAAGATCAAGGTCGGCCAAGGAGTCGGTTGGAATGAAACGGATAAAGTTACTATAAAATTGATCTTGAAGAACATGATACATGTCATTTTCTGATTCTTCATCTTCTCTAATATCAGCATTTAATATATCAATGTCATAAAATTCTGAAAATCTTTTGGCAACATACATCATTCCACCGTCTTGTTCCAGAAACTTATAATAGTTTTCTAGAAATTCAACAAAGAGAGGGTGATCTCTTCTAACGAATTCTGGAAGCTGTGTATTGACTAGATATGATGTTTTATTGTTTGATGAGTTCATTATTTTTGTGGTACCATTTGCAATTGGATCGCCTGGATATTATTAGTATCAATAGCAAGTAGTCTGTTTCTCAATGGTGGAATAACTGATAATTCAGGTACCACATTAAATGTTAAAATATTTTGATCATAAAATGGATTTCTAGTAACACTTAGTAGATTAAGACTCGTCAATGTAACTCTACCAGTTAGATAGTTCACTGTACCAGCCTCATTATTAACAAATATCTTTTGACCGTCTGGTTGAAAGTAGTATGTTCTAAGTGTTCCATAATCTGATCTTAATCTGGCTGTAAGAACCGCCTCACTGCCTGTGCCATCTGTAACATTTACGATGGCGCGAGTGTAATTTATACCTGGATTGGTGATATTTACTTTAACAATTCTACCATTAATAACCTCTGCTTCGGCAGTAGCATCACTACCATCACCTGTAATAGTGACAACAGGATATGGTGAGTAATTGATACCAGGATTAACAATAGAAATGGAATCAACACTTGTATAAGACTCTGGGACCTCTTCAAAGAATATTTTACGAGATGCTCCTGTAGAATCTGGTACCGTTATATCTGGATAAGTATAGAGTTTTTGAAACAAGTCGCCTTTTCTTAACGGTGTATTGAAATTCATTGTATAGTTTGCTGTTGTTCCGGGAACTAATGTTTTTCTATTTTGTAGATAGATATTAATATCTGATGCTGTAATAGATGGATCAGAGTTTTCAATATAGTATTGCAATTTTGATAATTTGAAAGTTGAATTGAATGTGTATAATTCATTCTGAGCATAACTATAAATGGCATTCTTTACGATATCTAACAATTGTGTATCATTTTTTGTCGTTAGAGATGGATTATACGTAACTTTACCACCAACTTGAATAAACACATATTCTGGATCAACAATTTCTGGAGAAACAGTTAGAACATTTCTATTCTTAATCAACGTATTCTTAATGTTATTCTTTTCAAGTTCTGTTAATTGGTAAAAGCCGCGAGTTTTTAACGAAAGATAGACTTTGCCATATACAATTGGATCATTCTCTTCACCACCCCAAACAGAAACGGCCTCAATATTATTATAATCTTTTGTGATCAATGCTTCATAGTCGTTTGTTGTAACAGCACGATTTTGAGCAGTATAAAAATATGGAGCACGGAAACGAATTGCTTCGATATCTTCTTTGTCAGATCCACCATATGACCCTTGGGTTACGGTAATACGGACGTTATCTCTATAAAGTCCACCAACCGGATCTGTAAATATATATTTTTGAATATTGTTAGCAACTGAACCTACAGTATCAAGGTAAGAAACAATAATAATATTACCATTGGCAGGTTTTTGACCTAAAACATTATCACCAAAGTAAAGTGTATAATTTAAGTCCTGATCTTCTTCCAAGAAATATACTTTAGAATTGGATCGCAGTTCTGTTAAGTCTGCGGCCAAGAAATATTGGTCGGTGCTTGTATTAGATAGTGATGTCTGAATCGTGACAACTAAGGTACTAGTATCAACATTTGCTGAAGGAATAGTATAACGGCCTGTCACGTTATTGGCATCTACGGCATATTGGTGAGTTATCAATTCACCTTGTTTGATAACAACATTAGCAAAAGAAAATACACCATTATCTTTATATGCGGTATTGGCATTTATCGTCGCAAATGGATAATTAACACCATTAATATCAGCACCCATCAATTTGGTATATTTGTTTAAAACGATATAATTAACACTTTGATTTTCGTTTATTGACGGTGTGACCTTAATGTCAATTAAAGATTCTGAACCGCGGGCGGATGATGGAACATAATTAATTAGTTTAGCATGTGAAAGCATATTCTTACGATCCTGTGCGGTATCAAGAAATGCTTCGTTAGCTATCATGTTTAGATAAAAGGCATTATAGTAAGTGTTATATGAAAGAATATCCAATAGAACCGATAAACCTGAACCTTCAAAGTTATAATCCGAAAAGGTATCTTGGCTTTGAAGATAGTTTTTTAGATTGTCTCTAATCGTAAAGAAATCTAGTTCTGTGACTCTAAGTGAAGTATTACCAGTTGCCATTTATCGGATTCTCTCTAAGAATAATGTTGATGTTACAGGTGAATTCCTATTTAATATAATATATTGTATTGTAACGTTAAAACCATTATTATCAATATCTTCGGACACCACTATATTTGATAATTTCACTCTAGGTTCAAAACTATTTATCAATGCCTCTATGGCGTTTTGTATAAAGACGGATGTTAAAGGTGTAAAATTATCAAATAATAATGCGGTAACATCAGAACCAACGATAGAATGAAACTTTCTCTCATAATAGTTGGTCAATACCAAATTACGAATAGACCTTGATATATCTTTTGAACCATATAATATATTAACATCACCTGTCGCTGGATTTTTAACAAAATCCAAATCTAAATCTGAATAGTCGGGTTCTCTGCTAATATACTGGTTGTTAAACATGGAGGTCCTTTTAGCGTTTCCTTATTTAGCTTACAACCAACTAGATATTTCACTTGTTAAATCAGGCTCTTCTTGAGGTTGGTCGGCCTGTGCGCCTGTAATGTCTGGCATTTCAATATTGGAGGTTATGTCACCAAAGTCAAAACTTAACTGTAGGCCTAATGCTGATGCTATTGTTCCAATGGCACCGTTTAGGTTGAGTAAACCACCTAGCGAATCAACGTTGATACCACCACCTTGTCCTACCAGGTTAAGAACACCGCCTATAGCATTAATAGCAGTCTGTTGTCCAGCAAATGTAGCGGAACCTGACGGTGCTCTTAGATCCATATTAGAACCTGCGGTTGCTTGATAACTAGACATTGCTTTGACAACATAGTTTTGCTGTGATTCCGCCTCAATTCCCTGCATGGCCTGTGTCTGTTTCTTACCTGTGATTTTTTCTTTTAAATCACCACCATGTTGGTGTTCGGTATCACCATTAACTTTATGTTTTAGGTCTTTGGTATTATTAATTTGAACGCCATTTTTATCTATAGTTTGTTGGTAAACTGGCTGACCGGATCCTGATCCAAATCTACGGTTTGATAATCTTGAAGATCCTGGAGCAAATGCGACCGATGCTTTAATTTTAAGTTCATGTTTTTCACCTACAACATGTGTTTCATTTTTACCAACATCGGTAGTTTTATTACTCTTTGCTTTTGTATGATGGTCTTTTCCTGCACCATCATATCTATTACCACTCGTTGATATAGTTGTCATATTACCTTTTGATACCGTAGAAAGGCCTCCACCATAACCATATGTACCAGAACCTTCTGCGGCATGGTTGATATTTTTTGCCTCAACGTCCCAGTTACCACGAATAGATTGGTTCATATTTTTTGCTGTAAGATTAAAGTCACCCATAACGGTCATGTTATAATCTTTGTGAACGGTGACATTGTTGTTACCATAGGCACGAATAGAGGCATCACCTTTGATCGTAACATCGTGGGCACCAGAGATAGTGACACGGTTTTCACCAAATGTAACCTCATATTTTCCGTTGTGCGTGGTCATCATTAAACCACCATCTGGACGAAACTGGACCGATGAACCGCTTCTATGCTGTAAGGTTATTGTTTCATTACCCTCAGAGGCGTCCATTGAAAACCAGTTACCCGAACGATCTTTACGACCCCAATAATTTGGATAGGTTCCAGCACCCTTTTTAGAGTTTGCATCTTCATCAACGTCAAATGCTCTTGGTGTACCTAGACCATCTTCATTACTATTAAATGATTGGCCTTGACCTGATCCATCGGCTGTTGTTACACTTCCTGTAAATGTCATCTAATCATTCCTTATTGTGATTGTGTAAAGACGGCGAAAGGATCGCCTTGATTTTTCAACGTTGCATCATTTACTTGTTTTCTTTTTTGTGCTTCTTGTTGCTGTGTTAATTTTTTATGCAGGTCTGTTGCGGTTTTTTCACCAGAAGGTGCTAGACGTTTCCACATATCTTGCAATGTACCAGCACTTTTACCAAACATCTGGCCCATAAGACTTTGAACTTGACCTGCTATCTGACCAGCATTGGCGCCGCCGCTACCACTTCCTTGATTACCACCACCAAAATAAGGAGCCGGTGCTGGAGCAGATGATGCTGATCCGGCATATGTTGTATTACTCATACTATTAGCAAATTCCATCTGTGAATTAGCATTTGCATATGAGATGGTAATGGTTCCGTTAAAATCAACTTCCTGTAATGCGGTGCCCCAGGCATTTTCAATTTGAACAACCACATTATCTAAGGCTTCGTGACCCATTATGGAAGTATCAAACTGCAATCTTTGTAATACATTCATTAAGTCATCTATACTTTGAACCTGACTTAATAACGCAGTTGCATTTTCTAGATATATTCCGTAATGAACAACACCACCTGTAACATAACCAACACCGCTATCTGTTTCATGCCCTTGAATAAGTGTTGAAAGATTGTTAAGAGCCGCAGACATATTGGGGGTTAAATTGTCATGTATATCTTGCCAATAGCTTTGACCATTACCGAGTCCACCGGCCTGTGCCGCAGATGCTCCACCTTGACCTCCACCGGCACCGTTCTGTGTAAGACCTTGGAACATTTGTGCAAGAGACATAATTTGACCAGACAATTGATTAAACACATCCATTGTCATCATCTGGTCATTAGTTTGTCTAGCAGTAGGTACTTTTTTAACGGCCGGCGTTCTAAATCCGGACATAGCATGTAATGCAGCGTGAAATGGAAGTCCATCCAGTAAACTTGAACTGAATTGCTGGTCTTTTTCTTTGATTTTACGTACCTTGGCACCTCTTTCAGTGCTCTCTTGTATTTGAGGAGGAATATTGATACCAATTGTGGTGTTCATAAGTTCTTGGACCGCATCGCCCAAAAGGTTTTGACCGCCTCCACCGCCGCCGGTGCCACCGTTTTTAATAGAGTTGGCTAAACCTAATATAATTCCACCAGTTTGGCCAGCATTTTTCATGTAATATACAAGTTGCGCCGGTGGTAACGCACCACCAAATTCGCATGAATCTCCTCCTGTGGGATTTATACTCATGGGCCAAAATCCACAGTCTTCATTATTTACATCTGGGCCGGCGTTTATATCTCTAACACCGTGGTTCAGTGAATGATCATCAGGTGTGTCACCCTTAAAACCTCTGTTGATTACACCAACTCTTATTTGTCCTTGGAGATCATTTTGACTTGCCATTCTGTATCCCTTAATAAACTCTCTTAATACAATCCATGGTAGTCGTAGCAAAACCACCAAGTTGTATATTGTGTGTTAATGATGCAACGACATAATTGCCAGCACCGTAAACAGGTTGATTGTTATATTTATTTGTCCAACTTAAACCAATAACATTACCAACGTGTAAATCTGGATTCCATGGAACGGTAATTCTTAGTGCAGTCTTATCTTTTTCTAATAGACCCATTCTAGCCTGTCTAAGTAATAACCATTCTTCAACATTTATCTCACAACCATCTTGTTGTTGTGCGGTGCCTTTATTTGTTATTGCTGTTTTGTGATTACCACTTCCTATACCACACCCACCAACACTACCACCGTGCAGATTAACATTAAAACTAACTGGATTCCATGCTGTCACAGTATTAATAGGATTACCATTCTTATCAACACCATTAAGAAGATCGGACAGATAATCAAAATCACACGGAAAACTAAACATAATAGCACGACTTGGATCGGCCAAATCGGCATTACCTTCAGAATGATAAAAAGTTTTAACTGGGCCTTGGTTTTTCAAATACTTCAATGATCTAAAATAATGTGTACCACCATTTTCATAAGTCATATAATGTAGAAATGAAGGATCTTGCCCGTCTAGTGCCACATTACATTGTTGTGCAACTACCTGAAACGGATGAACATTATCGGCCATATAATCTCTAGCAGGGGAGGCTTTATCAATAACCGGGTTTCTAACACCTGCACATGAACTCAAAACATAATTAACAATCTGATCTGGTGTGGTACATTTCCAAGATTTGGAAACTAAAGACTGTGCATCATTTAATAAACTTTGATCACAGGCATGAACAGTAAATTCTTCGGTCTGTCCAATATTGATAGGATCAAAATGCCTATTATCTATTCTATAAACCTGCTGGTTAACAAACATAGTATTTCTACCATCTTTTGTCTGCATATTGATAGTAATAGGTTGATCTTTATACTGGTCTAAGTTTTTGGAAACTTTACTGTAAATAAAAGACTGTAAGGTTACAGCGGTCTGGAGACCTGGTGTTGTTAGACTTTCGCCAAGAATAACCTCTTTCACGGTTATTTCACTAAACATAACGCCGCCTATTTGAATTACAGCATCAACTAAACGACCTTCATAACTTCCAATTTTTGCCATAGTATATTATACCCTTAGATAAGATGCAGGTGATAGATTTGTTATTTTTTTAAACTCTGACATGATTTGTGTATAATATTGTGGAAGAATAATTTTAATAATCCTTTTATCATCATTTAATTTTAATTCATAATCATAATAAGAAACTTCTCGCCCCGAAGTGGTTTCTATGACAGTCTTACCATCTATAACGTAGGAGTTTGTTTCTTCCCCTATTGATATATAATCAACATAAGGAACACTAGGTGGACTCAAAGTTACCATTTCACCGTCAATAACAAAGGTTGTAATATTTGTTATACCAGAAAACTCGTTGGTTCTGGTTTTAACCATTTCATAGTGGTGTGTATTTGTTTGAGACCACTCTATAGATCCATACTTATTAATAATCATTTTCTGAAAAGCATCATATTGTAAAGGCCAGTCAAATTGAGGATCAAATATTTTGTTTGCATATATTATAATCCATCCGGCACCAATGTCATTATATACACGTTCCGCCAATAGTTCTGGAGTATCGGAATCTGTAACGTTATAGACATAATATGCCGAAACATTATTGAGAATTTTCTTTATAATACCGAAGCGAAAAAAGATGTCGGTAATGGTTTCATGTGGACCTGTTATATATTTCTGAGTATTATTGATATCATAATTTACTTTCGGAAATGCTCCGAAAAAAGGTGTATTAAATGATGGTCCTGGTGTTGTGGCTATTCCTAGACCCGGTGTGCCTGTTAATGTGTTATCGGCTGCCATTTTTACCCCTTGAATACCCAGTCTTCCACTGGGAGTTGAATTGCTTTATCATATTCATTTATATATATTTCAATAAAATGTGATCTACAATGGTTGTAAAGATACCTCTTAACACAAGGTCTTGACAAGTTACTCAACCTTCTAGAACCTTGTAATAGGTCATAACTAAGTTTCAGTCTGGTATTTTCATCCATCTTATTATTATTTGCAAATCTCATTAACTGATCTATTAATGCCCGGCGCTGATTGACATTAAGATAATGAAGATTTAAACCTAGAAAACCATCTTGATATGATTCAATAGGAAAAACCATTGGAAACTTATCATACTTTGGTAAATATGCTTTACCTTTCGGATCATATTTAAAAAAGTATAACCTTCCAATAAGAACATCTTCACGACCTCTTTGGTCAGATGCTACCAATAACTTACGTGCCTTAGGGCCAGCTGCTTCCAAGGCCTTCTCAAATAACCACTTTTGTAGGTCTTTTGATGAATATTTTTCCGCCATATAGGTATTTAGTTCACTTTTTGAAGAGGTCTGATTCCGTTATAACTCTAAACTCCCACCCACGGTCCTTACAATACTCTTCGGCAGCGTTCCATTTGGCCTGATTAATTCCGTAAGTGACGACCTCGGTAATATACCTTTTAGTCTTTCTAGACTGTACCTTTGGTTCCTGAGTCTGGGCCTTTGGTTTGACCTCTATAAGCATCTTAGCGACCTCTCCGTCTCTCCTAACCGCCTCCACATAAAAGTCCACAAAGTATCGGTGCCACTTATTATCTACTGGTGACTTATAAGGAATTACTATTTCTTCGGAACACCAACGCCTTACATTAGGATTAGTATCCGCCCAGTCCATCACCCTTTTTTCCCATCCAGACCTATATACGATGTTGGTAGGGTCTCCGATATATTTCTTAGGATTCTGTGGTTTGAAGAAACCTTGCTTGTAATTATGTGCCATAAATAGTATCTAGGTAATGCCGGAGGAATATATGGCAGAATATTTGTCTTTCCCAGAAGATATACAGGATTCAAGGCAAGGTCATCATATGATGATCACCGCAGTTGGGCACGGTTCTGAGAACTCAATACTATCAACTGTAACACTTTTTATTCCTGGTGGAATTAACGGATCAAATATGGTCTGGGAAACAACGCATGAATATGTTGATAAGAAAATGGGATATATTGGACCAGGTGCTCTTGGTGCTGTAGGAGGTCTATTACAAACCGCGGCTGGTATGACAGGCGGTGCCATTAACTCTAAAGTTGAGATATTATATCGTGATACAGCCTTACGTAGATTTCAATTTAGTTTTATTATGTCACCACAATCTGATAAAGAATCACAATCTTTAAGAAATATAGTTCAAACTCTAAGACGATATTCTTCACCAAATCTTTATAATGCTACCAGTGACCCACAGGCAGGATATATTGGAACTGCTGAAGGTCAGTTTGAATTTCTTAGTACCGGTGGCCTGTATCAATCACCATCGGAGTTCATTATTAAATTTTATTATATTGATGAGTATGGTCAAATATTACAGAATCTAAACATACCTAGAATTGGACGTTGTGTGCTTACAGGAATTGATATAAATTATACACCAACAGGAGAGTGGAGCACCTTCAAAGATGGTAATCCTATTTCTGCCATGTTGACAATGGCATTTATGGAGATGAGAGTCATTAATCAACAAAACGTGCAGGACGGATACTAATGGTTAATAATTTTAAACAAACAAATATTCCTCAAGGTTTGTCATTACAAGAATTTAGGTCCGCATCTGATGCTTTAGGTCAATTTGCAAAGAGTTGCCGATTTGTTGTTAAGATTAATCCTTCAGCAACCATGTTATCAAGATTACCAAGAAATGATCTAATTTATATGTGCGAAGCTGCAGAATTTCCAGGTCGTGGTTTTGATGTCACACAGATTAGATATTATGGCCCAAGTCAGGTCATGCCTAATAATACAATGTATAATACCAGTAATCTTCAATTCCTTTGTCGGTCTGGTAGCACAGAAAGAGCATTTTTTGATGATTGGATGGAATACATTAACCCCACTACATCTTTTAATTTTGAATATCCTAACAATTATTACTGCACCATTCAGATTTTTCAGTTTTCGGAGTTTGGTGGTGTTAATGCTCCATTAAATGCAATTTATGGATGGACATTAAACAAAGCATGGCCAACACTGGTTGCACCACAGCAGGTTACATGGGCCGATCAAGATATTTTAAGATTACAAGTTACATTTGCATATAAGTATTGGGATAGACCAGATTACGTAAAATAATGGAGTGAGTAGATTATGCTACCAAAGATTGATGTACCAACATATGAAATTGAAATACCATCAAATAAAGAAAAGATTAAAGTAAGACCGTTTAATGTAAAAGAAGAAAAACTCCTGTTGATGGCAATGGAGTCTAAAGATGTAAATGAGATTGTATCTACGGTCAAGCAAATTATTAATAACTGTATAATTACTGGTAAAGTTGATATTGATAAACTACCGTTCTTTGATATAGACTTTTTGTTTATCTTTCTAAGAGCAAAGTCTATCGGTGAGGCAGTAGAGGTAAATCTAACCTGTAATAATACTCTAGACGATGGTAAGACTTGTGGTAATGTTTTTCCTGCTATGATGGATATTGCTAAGTGTGAGGTTGTTTATCCAGAAAAAGTTAGTGAAGATATTAAATTGAATGAAAAGCAAGGTGTCAAAATGCGGTATCCAAACTATGCGGCCATGAAACGTGCCGAGTTTGGAAATGAGGTTGATGAAAAGACCGCCACAATTGTAAATGCTATTGACTACATATACGATGCCAAAGGAATGTATTCTTGGAAAGATCATAGTAAAGAAGAACTAAAAGAGTTTGTTGAAACTCTGACCGAAGAAAACTATAACAAGATGATGGCATTTGTTGATAACTTTCCAACATTTGCTGTAAAAATGGAAGCAGAATGTAATAAATGTGGATTCCATCATAATGTGAGGTATACAGATTTCTATGATTTTTTTATGTGATAATGGGCCATGACAGACTGGAAAATCACTATAAGACTCAGTTTGGTTTGATACAACATCATAAGTGGAATTTAGATACATTAGAAGCAATGATGCCATGGGAACGATATATCTATGTTGACCTATTACAACAGTTCCTTAAAGAAGAAGAACAAAAGGCCAAAGATCGTGAGAATGAGTTGAAAAATAGACTAAATCACGCTAACCGGAAAAGAATGTAATGGCAAATAGGGTTAACAAATCAGTATTTAATAGATTAAAAAAACTAGCACTCAAAGAACGTATGCAAGTTGCCAACAGTCCAGCTGGTGCTAGTATGCTTGGTTTATTAACACCTACCCAATTTGCCGAATTATTTCCAAAATACTGGCAAAGAGGAATGCCAGATGTTGGTGGTTTTCGTGACGCCATCTCCAAAAAGTCTCAGCAAAAGCAGCAAGACATATTAACCGGACTAGCACACGCCGGCGGCGGTAAAAGCGGTACTGTTGATGAGGCAGAACAAATCGGCCGCCAGATAAGACAAGGTTCTACTAGAGGTTCAAGACCATCTGCGGTTACACCAGGCGGCGCCCCAAGAACTGAAATAAGTCAAACAAATTTCACCAGTGATGCTCTAAAAGCAAGAAAATCGGCAGAAGGTTATCTTGGTAGGTCAATGACAGATCAAGAATGGAATGATTTGGTGAACGCAACTCATGCTGAAGCAGGTGGTAATCAGACCGAAGTTGGTATGGTTTCAGCATCAATACTTAACCGAGCAAGAATAAAAGGTAAAAGTATTACAGCGGTTTTAAATGAACCAAATCAATTTCAGGCTGTAACAGGTACAAAATATGCTCCAGGACCGAGTAAAAACTATACACAAGGTCCTGGTTCTGGTAAAAGATCAGATTCAATTTTCGGTGCAATTGAAAATATTACACCTAAAGTTTCTAAAAGTCAGACAGATTTTACTTCCAATGATCCAAGGGCTTATGGAAAAGGAACCAATCCAAATTATTTAAAACAAGGAACTGTTGTTGGACAATCAAGGTTCAATACTGCTCCTCCAGATAGTGTTGTTTCAGGTGCTACACCATCTCAAAGAGGAGGTCAGGCTGGTGCTACACCACCTTCATCACAAGCAGCAAAAGGATCGGTTGCTGATAATGTCGTTGAAGGTATGGAATATGCATATAGAAATACATCAGCAACCAAAAATGCACAGAACTTTAAGGGTGTTGTTTTTCACGTTACAGGCACACAATCAATTCAAGATCAAACTGCATTTCAGAAAAAAACTGGATATGGTTATCATTATGTCATTGATAAAGATGGTAAAGTATATCAGATGGCTAGTCATGGTGATAGACCAAACCAAATTAGAGGGGCTGGCGCACCCGAAAGAACTGGTAGATTTGATCTAACAAATAATAATGCATTAGGTGTTGGATTCATAACAGGCGGTGGAAAACCTACTCAGGCACAAATGGACGCCGCACATCGTATTATGCCTGGTCTTTATAAAACACACGGTATACCAACTTACAATGAAGACGGAACTCCTAACTTTCCTATAGGTCATGGAGAATTGCAGGGTAAAGATCCTACAAGAAATGCATTGGGACCTGGTGGGACTCCAGAAGGAAAGGTCATGGCCGAGAGGTTCAGGACTGATGAATACTGGAAAGATATGAATAGCAGAATGAAAAATATAACACCAAGTTCTGTTACCGCTCCTTCAGCGGGAACTGCTCCGCCTCCTCCACCATTAGAAGATAGAACTTTAGGTAGCTTTATAAAATCAGGAACAGGCAAAGCAACCGAACCTACTGCTGTCAGTGATGTTAAAGTGACACCTGTGCCTATGCAAACCGCAACTGTTCAAAAACCTTCGGGGCCTCAGGCAGGAACTTTTGATGTTAATCAGGAAGCTTTTCTAGCAAAGATTAGAGAACTTGATTGGCGTGCTAATATGGCCAGCGCCGAAACAATTAGAGAAGGATTCAACTCTGATCCGAGAGTAAAAGCGGCAGGATTTCATATTGATAAAAATTGGAAAGGCCATGCTAACGATGTAAACAATTCTGATTTTAAAGATGCGACAAAAGATTTTGGTGGTGGTATTATATCACCTGCTAAAGAAAGAAGATCAGAGATTGATGCCAACCAATCCGCATCATTATCATCCGCTGAGTTCCTTAGAAGAAGAGAATCGGCAAAAGTATCTACCAACTATACAGATACATCTAAACTAACTCAATATGCGGCACTTGATACTGGAACAATGACTGATGCTAGTGGATTTGGTTTACAACAAAGAATAGGTCATGCTTCTGCAAAGTATGAATCTGGAAACCGAGGTGTTCATAGCATTTCATCTGGTAGAGGTGATAGAGGTGGTGTATCATACGGAGCCCATCAGTTATCATCTAGATCAGGAACTATGTCTGAATTCTTAAACTCTCCTGAAGGCGCAGCATATAAAGGTAGATTTGGTTCCCATAGACCTGGATCAAAAGCATTTAGTAACGCATATTCTCAACTCGCTAAAGAAGATCCACACGGATTTGAAGAAGCACAACACGCTTTTATTAGAAGAACTCATTATGAGCCGCTAAGAGCAAAAGCAGAGAAATTAGGTTATAATGTTGAACATCCAAGAGTTCAAGAAGCCTTATACAGTATGTCAGTCCAACATAGAAGGGCTGCTAATAGACTATTAAATGCTCCTCGTGCATTGTCTAGTATTAATAGAGATGCCGATGCTCAGGTTAATGCTCTCTTTGATGTTAGAGAGGCCAAATATAGTAAATATAGAAATCGTTACGAGCAAGAAAGAAAAGATATATTAGCGGTTGCTGAACCTATTCAACCTTCAATACAAACGGCACAGGCACAAACTCCTGTTGGTCCATCTTCTCCTGCAACACCTGTGTCCGCCACAATACCTCAACCTCAGGGACCTCAAGAACCTCCATCAGCAATGCAGAAGATACAGAGAGAACTATTCCCTGGAGGCGGAGGACAGGCACAGGCGGCAACGGTTGCACCACCCAGACCTGCACCATCTACACCTACGGCGACACCAACACCAGTCACTGGAACGCCTCCTTCACCTACACCACCACCTACTGTAGCAACACCGCCTGGTGAGGCCTCTACTAGTAATTTCCTACGTTCACAAGGAATACCTGGTGCATCTGATGGTGGGTCATTCGGAGTTAATGGTGATGTTAGTTTCTATCCTATGGATAAAAGAGATAATGTTGCCGCAGTTGATACAAAGACGCAGCAACCTTTATTCACTGCCAGAGGTGGTGAAAGAATAGATGTGACACCAGCACAAAAAGTAAATGGTGCTATGGGTCCAACTAATGATATGATGAGAACAGAATTTGATGCAATAAGGCAGGAATTGGATAGTTTAACAAGTGCAGGTCAGGCACCTAAGGCAGAAATGAAACAAATAACAGAACCTAGAAATGATATGCCAAACTTTATTGGTGATCTTGTTAGACAGAATAAATCAACACCGTTTCAGAGTCCATCATTTCGAAGAGCGGTATACCGATCTCAGTTTGGTGAAGATGCTTCTAGAGATCCTACAAACAATTATACATTCGGTAATACCAATGCATAAAAAAAGGGGCCCGTAGGCCCCTCTTAATATTCATCCTGTAAGGTCTCAGTCCTCAGCCAACTTGCGAAACATGGCGAGGTCTTCATCCTCTTCCTCTTCAACAACTGGTGATACCCTAGGAGGCATTGAGGCCTTTTTACTATAAGTAATATTGCCTTCCATATCAATAGGTTCTTCTACAACAGGTACTGGTGCCCGTGGCGTAGGTGCTGATCCAGTGAAACCAAGAACATCATCAAGGCGTGCCTTTAGTTCGGCATAAGTCTTAAAGTTCTTACGGTCAATAATTTCCGCAAGAGAATGTTCCTTCTTCCAAACTGCTTCTAACTGTGAATCATCCTCAGTCAAAGGACCTGGTGCCAAGAAAACGGACTCATCATAGTTAGGGAAAGACACATTGCGTCCACCCATATTAACATTCTGCCGAGTTACCTTTAACTTAAAATTGGCACCCTTCCAAAGATCGGTAGGGTTGATGCGTGGCTCGGACTCAAGGTCTGGGTTCATCATCTTTGTAATCTTGTCCATGATCTTCTTACCAAACTTGAACAAGAATACCTTACCTTCATTCTCAGGGTTCTTAGGATCACTCACCACATAGATATTGGCAACATAATGTAGGCGCCGCTTCTGGTCACGGGCCT